TTTTGGTAAGGAAGGTATTGCTTATGATTATTCTTATTCAACTAAAATATCAAAAGAATTAGCCTCTCAAGTAGTAATAGCATCACAGGCACAAGACAAGGGCATAAGAGACTTTCCAGATGATGTTTTAAGTTTTAATAGACTAAATAGAGGAGTAAAAGATGCCCTAGCGGAGAAAATAAAAAATGATGATGAAGTTTTTGGCCCGGAAAATGATCCTAATTTTATTTCTAAATTAAGAGGACCACAAGTTATTTTTAATCAATTATATAATATTTATTCTTTAACTGAGGAAGGAAAAATTAATGCCCGATTATCTAAAAATTTAGTTACTACTTACAATGACAGACAACAAAAATCATTAAATCAGTTTTCTTTTGACAAAAAAGAGAATAATATAGGTGTATTAATGCCTTTACAATTAACTATAACTATAGATGGTATTTCCGGCATATTACCTTACTCAGCTTTTTTATTACCTGATGATAGATTACCTGCTAGATATAGGGGTAGAGTAGCATTTATAGTATTTTCTATAAATCATGATTTCGAAGGCAATAAATGGACTACTACATTAAGAGGTCAAACTATTATGAAACCATAATTATGAGCTATATACCTAAAAAATTAGTAAATACTGGATTATATGCTACTGGGGACCAATTTTTAGATCTTCAAACTAAAAAACCATATAGAGGTCCTTACCATTCTAATGTTAATGGAACAATATTTTCAGGAGTGGATCCTTATGACCCTAATAAAAAGAGATTAATTCCTAATCCTGATTCAAAATCTTATACTCCTCCTAAAACTAGAGTATTAGATACTCCTAGTAATAATCAATATAATACTTTAAATAACACTAATACACCATTATTAAAATATGGTGAGGATCCTAAAAGTTTTACTCCAAAACCTATTATAAAGGACTATGAAAGAGGTTCAATAACTAGATATTTTGCTAAAAGAATAATAGAAAAACCTAATAGAATAATAGAAGTTAATGCTGATGCATACAATAGTATACAAAAACGAGATGGTAAATTTAATTATGCTGTATGGAGAGTACATAAAGTTTTATGGAGAATTTCTGGTAAAAGTGAAGAAGAAGTTACCAAAACTAATAAAACACAAGTAGATAATGCTAATAAAAATTTTCCTGGTATAAAATCATATTTAAGAAATTTACTTCAATTTTACAAAAAACGTGAAGATGTTGAAAAAGTTCTTGGTTTACTAGGTAGGGGAAGAAGAAGAAGAACTAGACGTGCAGCCGGATTAAGAATTCCTGCTCAAACCCCTAGACCTACAAATACCCAAAGAGGAACTAGGAATATTCCAAGAGGAGACTTATATTAGTTATGAATAAAAGGTTATGTATTATATTGTTGAAACAGAAGAACAACTAAACAGATTACATTGTTCAGGAAATGATTGCTATATTAGTATAGTAAATATGAATAATGAATATCATCCTGCTTTAACTTCTCCCTGTGTTATTTATTTCCGTACATTTGAGAGTAAAGGATATATATTTCCTATAAACCATTCTGAAGCATTTAAATTATCTTTTGCTAAAGTAAAAGAATGGATTGAATCTAAGTATGAAAAAATTTATACTAGAGATAAAAAAAAGTGTTTATACCACTTTGATTCTGATAAACTAATAGATTTAAATTATGATACTGAGTTGGATTATACTACTATTTGGTCCCGTACTTTTACTAAGCATGGCAGCTTACCATTCTGTACGTCCCTGGTACCAATCCCGAAAATTTATGAACAAGAGGAAAATAGTTTTGAGGAGATTAAAAGAAAAATCCCAAAACAAGTAAACGAATTTTATAATACTACTTTCCCAACTGTATTTAAGGCCATAGAAGAACAGGGCCTAAAAGTACATCCTGATTATTTTGATAAATACTTTAAATATCATGAAAAAGAATGGTTTTATCATGGAGATACAGTGTATACTAAGTATAATCTATATAATCTCACCACACGACCTACTAATTCATTTAATGGCGTTAACTTCGCTGCTTTGAATAAAAATGATGGATCTAGAACGGCATTTATACCTAAAAATGATATGTTTTTTGAGTACGATTATGACGCTTATCACGTAAGAATACTGGCAAAACTAATTAATTTCCCATTAGACAGGGACTCTGTCCATACTCAATTAGGACGCATGTATTTCGCTAAAGATACGTTGACCGAGGAGGAATACAATCAATCTAAAGAGCTAACATTTAAACAACTATATGGAGGTGTATTTGATAAGTATAAAGATATACCATTTTTTAAAGCAATGAATGAATATGTAGATAAATTATGGGAATTATTTAATGCTACAGGTAAATTAGAATTAATAGGAGGTAAAATATTAGATAAAACAGAAATACAGAACCCAACACCAAATAAAATATTAAATTATATAATACAATCAGCTGAAACATATAATAATGTTGTATCTGTAAAACAAGTAATAGAATATTTGGAGAATAAACAAAGTAAGGTTATATTATACACATATGATTCATTTCTAGTTGATTATTCTTTGGCGGATGGTAAAGAGGTTCTGGAAAAAATTAAACAATTATTTGAAGTAAATGGTTACGTTATAAAGGTTGCGTATGGCAGTAATTATAATTCTTTAAAGTATATATAATATTTATTATGGATTACGAAATAAACTTTGACGATTTGGCAAATAAATTATTCTGCACATTTACCACTGAGGATGCGTTAGATTCTACCGTTGATACTATAAAAGGGCAATATCAAATCTTATTTAATAAAATATTTGTCTTATATGTAGATTCAACTAAGGAATATGTGTGTACTTATAATGTTGATTCGTTCAATATGTCTGATAAAATATTAGACAACACAATATTACTACATAGAAAAAAAGAATCTAATACTCTTTACACAATTAATGCCCTAAATGATTTAATCCGATCATTAAATAGTGGTAACCTCGATACTAGTTTTAAAGTAAATTGGCAAGATTATAAAAATTGTATTTTGCTAACTACCGGAGGTGAATTAAAAAAATTAGATACTAAAATACATGAAATAATTAATTTCTAATTTGGTTATCTAAAAATAGGTTATTACATTATTAAACGTTTCATTAAAAAGTTATAAAAAATGGATTTAAATTTAATCTCAAGCAAGTTAGAACAACTTCAGTCCACATCTGGACAAAACAAGACCCAACAAAAATTTGATAGAAGTCAATATTTTTGGAAGGCACCTATGGGTAAATCACAAATTAGATTTGTCCCATTTAAGGAAAACAAAGAAAACCCATTTAGTGAAGTTTATTTTCACTATGGAATTGGAAGCAGAACAATGATTTCTCCTATTAATTATGGTGAGAAAGATCCTATTGTAGAGTTTTCAAAAGAACTTCGTAAAACATCTGAACCCGAAAACTGGAGACTAGCTAAAAAGTTAGAACCAAAAATGAGAGTTTTTGCTCCTGTAGTAGTTAGAGGTGAGGAAAATAAAGGAGTACGTTTTTGGGAATTTGGAAAACAAATTTACCAAGAATTACTTAGTTATGCTGCTGATGAAGATTACGGTGATTTTACTGATGTAGTGTCAGGACTTGATATGACAGTAGAAGTAGTACAAGGTAATCCTTATCCACAAACTTCAATTAGAGTTAAACCTAAACAAACTCCATTATCAGATGATAATACATCAGTTGAAAAATGGTTAGCTGAACAGCCTGAATTATTAAAATATTATAAGAAATTTTCTTATGATGAAATGAAAACGGCACTTCAGGATTGGTTAAATCCGGAGGATACAGCTGAGGTAGATACAGATGAAACTCCTGCACCTAGTAAAGATACAGGTTATACATTAAATGTTAAGAAAAAAGAGGAGTTTAACGAGAACGAATTCGAAGATTTATTTAAAGATTAATTAGATGGGTAGAAAAAAGGTTAGTCTTGGAGGTGACATCTCCAAGTCTGTGAAGGGGACATTCTCCCTTGATAAATTTAAGGCCGCAAAAGGTCTTGGAACTTCAAATAATACATTTAAAGAGCAAGAATGGATACCATTATCACCTGCTTGGCAAGAAATGGTATCATTACCTGGAGTTCCTCTTGGTCATATTACTTTACTACGTGGACATTCCGATACTGGAAAAACCACCGCTCTACTAGAGGTAGCTGTTAATGCGCAAAGAATGGGTATACTGCCCGTCTTTATTATTACTGAAATGAAATGGTCCTGGGAACACGCAATCATGATGGGCCTGAATGCAAATGTAGATAAAGACGAAGATGGAAATACCGTAGGGGTTGACGGTAATTTTATATTTGCTGACAGAGGGCAGCTGCCAACAGTAGAAGCCGTAGCTAGTTTCATGGCTGATTTAATGAATGAACAGAAAAAAGGTAATTTACCTATGGATATTTGTTTCCTATGGGATTCAATTGGTTCTGTTCCATGTCAAATGTCAGTTGAAAAAGCTAAAAATAATAATGAATGGAATGCCGGTGCAATGTCAACCCAATTTGGTAATTTCATTAACCAAGAAATATTACTTTCACGTAAGGAATCTAGTCCTTACACTAATACGTTAGTTGCTATTAATAAAATATGGGTTGAAAAACCTATTGGTCCTATGCAACCACCAACTATGAAAAATAAAGGTGGTAATACAATGTTTTTTGATTCAACATTAATAGTAACCTTTGGTAACATATCTAATTCAGGTAATTTAAAAGTAAATGCTGTTAAAGATGGTAAAAAAGTAGAATGGGCTAAAAAAGTAAAAGTAGCCGTTGAAAAAAACCATATATCAGGAGTTACTACTACTGGAAAGATAATAGTTACACCTCATGGATTTATATCTGATAATAAAAAACAGATAGATGAATATAAAAAAGATCATCAACATGAGTGGGGTGCTATTTTAGGTGAAGGGCCATTTGAAGTAGTACTAGAAGGATCTGAGGCCGAAGATTTTGAAAATGTAGAGGCATTAGATGAAGCAACTATATAAGAACATTCTCAATAACTTGCATGAGGAGTCCAATCTCGAGCCCCTGCACTTAAATAGCAGGGTGCTCCTGGTTGATTCAATGAACACATTTCTACGTTCATTTGCAATGATCCCAGCTATAAATCCACAGGGAAATCATGTGGGAGGATTAGTTGGTTTTATGAAATCATTAGGTTATGCTATAAAATTAATGAGGCCAACTAGAGTTATTTTAGTATTTGATGGTCAAGGAAATATTACTAATCGTAGAAATACTTATGCTGATTATAAGGCAAATAGAGAAATAAAAAGAATAACTAATTATCAGGTATTTTCTACATTGGATGAGGAATCCGAATCAATAGCTACTCAAATGATGAGATTATTAGACTATTTAAAATGTTTACCTGTTAATATTTCCATAATTGATAAAATAGAAGCAGATGATACTATTGCTTATTTATCTAATAAGTTAGAAGATGAAGTTATAATATATTCTGCGGATCAAGATTTTTTACAATTAGTAAATAATAAAGTTACTGTATTTTCACCTATAAAAAAGAAATTTTATAAATCACAAGATGTTTTTGATCAATATGGTTTATATCCTCATAATTTTATTACTATGAAATGTTTAATGGGTGATAAATCGGATAATTTACCTGGTGTAAAAGGATTAGGTCCTAAAAAATTAATGAAATTTTTCCCTGAAATAGCAGGTAAAGAAAAATTTACACTACAAGAAGCTTATCAAAAAGCAAGTGATAAAGTAGATGAACATGGAATTTATGGTAACGTTCATTTATTTAAAAAACAATTAGAAATTAATTATGAATTAATGTGTTTGGAGGATATTCAATTAATAGAATCGGATAAAAATGAATTAGATGAGTTAATAGTTTCTTCCCCTTATAATTTTAATAAAACTAAATTTTTAAATATGTACAATAAGGATTTATTGGGAAGAGGAATCCCCAATACAGAATTTTGGTTATCTGAAGTATTTTCTTATCTTACAGCCCAGAAGTTAAAATAGTTATGACATTAAAGAGTTTATCTCAATACGGCCCCAATTTTCAAGTAAAAGTTTTACACTCACTATTAAAAAATAAAAAGTTTATACTTAATATTAGGGATGTTATTATACCCTCTTATTTTGAAAATCAAGCACATCAATGGGTAGTTAAAGAAACATTAAAATATTTTGATGAATTTCATACTACCCCTACATTAGATTTTCTTAAAATTGAAGTAAAAAAATTAGAAAACGAGGTATTAAAAACTGCCATAGTAGATCAACTAAAAGAAGTATATAAATTAGTTAATGATGATCAAGAATATGTTGAACAAGAATTTTCTAGTTTTTGTAAAAATCAAGCATTAAAAAATGCATTATTAAAATCCGTTGATTTATTATCAAGTGGTATGTTTGATGATATTAGACTTACTATTGATAACGCTTTAAAAGCAGGACAAGATAAAAATATAGGACACGAGTATTTAAAAGATGTAGAATCTCGTTATAAAGAAGAGGATCGTCAAGTAATACCTACTCCTTGGCCTATCATCAATGAAGGATTAATGGGTGGTTTAGGTGGAGGTGATTTTGGCTTAATATTTGGTTCACCTGGTGGGGGTAAATCATGGACTATGGTTGCATTAGGTGCCCATGCAGTAAAATTAGGTCTAAATGTTGTGCATTATACACTTGAATTATCCGAGGGTTATGTAGGTAAAAGATATGATGCACATTTTGTAAATGAACCTGTTAATACAATTCATTTACATAAAGAAAAAATTAATAAATTTATAGATGATTTATCTGGTAGTTTAACTATTAAAGAATATTCTCCAGGTCAGGCTTCCATCTCAACATTAGAAAGTCATATTCAAAAAATAACTGATTTAGGTTATCCCCCTGATTTAATTATTTTAGATTATGTAGATTTATTAAAAAGTATTAGTAGCTCTAAAGATGAAAAGGAAAAATTAGATAATACTTATGTAGCTACTAAAGCTCTAGCCAGAGACTTAAATATTCCAGTTTGGTCTGTTTCACAAGTTAACAGAGCTGGGGCCAGGGATGAAATAGTTGAAGGAGATAAAGCAGCAGGTTCATACAATAAATTAATGATTACGGATTTTTGTATGTCTTTATCTAGATTACCACAAGATAAAGTAAATAATACAGCAAGATTTTTCTTAATGAAAAATAGATATGGTATGGATGGGATGACGTATTATGCTAGTATGGATGCTTCAACAGGAACAATAGAGATGGATGAAAATCCCACGGAAATTCCTGAAGGATCTTCAACAAATAATAACAGGTTTGGTAATGAGGTTACCAAAACAGATAAAAAACAATTAGCTCAACTATCTGAAGATTTTTTTGTAAATAAAGGTTGATTTCAGTAGTATATATTGTATTTATCGCCCCGTTTTGAAAAAATAAAATTTATAAAATGCGAGACATAACTAAAGAACGAGTTGTATATAAACCCTTTGAATATCCAGAAGCACATGATTATTGGATGAAACAACAACAAGCACATTGGTTACATACTGAAGTGCCTATGATGTCAGATGTTACTGATTGGAAACAAAATTTAACTGATACTGAAAAAAATATAATAGGATCCATTTTAAAAGGATTTGCTCAAACTGAAACTGTAGTAAATGATTATTGGTCAGGATTAGTAACTAAATGGTTTAGAAAACCTGAAATAATTAAAATGGCAGTAACATTTGGTGCATTATTTC